ATTTTGGAACTTGCTGCCACGGATTCTTCCGCAGAATTCTCCGTTTGTCGTGTAGTCGTAAAATTCGACCGCATTATCATTTATCACAAGTGCTTTCTTACCGCCGGAAGTATTTGTGATTTTTCCAGTAGTCACTTCGCCAAGCACTCCACTAATCGCCGATAGCTTATTGACCTTGATATTTTTCAACGCCTTTGTAACCGTAAAAACTTTCGTCAGTGTAATCCCGGAATATACAGCTTTGATCGTCAGTTTCCCGACATCCGCTGTCATCCCCGTTACCTTGTACGTCCGGGATGATGCCGTCCATGTTCCTGTCATACCGCTCCAGGAGACTGTCCACGTTGCACTGGCACTGACATCCGACGCTCCTTTATAGACATATGCTGTTCCGGTGGCCGGGGAGTAATCAAGAGGGTTCCCTTCGATATCGCACGGCAACGCAACCGCTTCATTTGAAAGGATCATGCTGATCCCATCCGTTCCGTCTACACCATCTTCTCCATCATGCCCATCCTTTCCCGGTTTCCCCTGATCTCCATAAACTCCTATAATATGCGGGGCTGTTTCAGACTGGTTGCCATTTGTATAAGTAACGACTTCATAATTCCACAAATACTTCTTAGCCGCGCTTATGGTCTGAACTGTTGTAGTCCATCCGGAAGTATCTGTTGTAACATCACTCCCTGATGCTGTGGCAAGATAATAGTTCGTAATACTTTGAATCCCATTTCCAGTTGCGCCTTTGTCTCCGTAAACGCCGATAATGCACGGAGACGTTGTGGTACTTGTGTCATCCGTATAGCGGGTAACTTCATAATTCCAGAGATATTTTTTACTTGTTGTAATCGTCTGGATCTTTGTCGTCCAGCCGGATGTAGAGGTCGTTACACCAGAAGAGCTTGCGGACGCCAGATAATACTCTGTGATTGATTTTATCCCTTTCCCATCAGTTCCGTTTCCACCCATTTTACTCACGGAATATAAGGTAGATGAAGTATCATCCGTATATTCAATTACTGTTCTCGTCCAAAGATACTTCCCCGCACTTACCGAAGGAATCGAAGAACTCCAAACTCCGGTAGGAATTGTGGTTCCGCTGGAAGACGATTGATAGGTTACAGAGGTTGATCTCACACCTCTTCCGTCTTGTCCGGCTGGACCTGGTTTCCCATCCTCTCCGTCTTTTCCGTCATCGCCGTTTCTTGATACAGAATACTCCGTTGTCTGGCTGCCATTTGTGTAAGTTGTTGTTTTTCTCGTCCACAAATACTGTCCAGGGCTGGTCTGAGGCGGATTTGGCACCCACTGCCCTTCTGGCGGCTCCACACCGGAGCTGCCAATCTGGTATGTAATCTCGGTAGATTTTACACTGACAATCTGATCTTTTAACTGCTCCATGATCTGCGTCACCTGGGATGTCGGATTCGATGTCAGGATCTTATAATTGGCAAGCACCCCACTATCCTGTCCGGAGACCGTATAATGATTACGCACTGACTGGATCCGGGCTGAAAGATAGACTTTTTCCTGGAACCGGTTATCTGCAATCTGCACGGTATCTCCGATATCCGCCCTTAGATCATACAGACTTGCTTCATACGTCACTTTCACATCATTCCGGCTCTTCAACTCTGTCAGTCCTCGGTTTAAAAGCTCGTTGGCATCATCTGTGTCGTACTCAAATGTCCCAACGATATAGCCGTCAAACTCGCCTTGCCCTTCATAGTCATATGCGCGGAACCGGGACCACTTATTCCTTGCCTCCCGGTCGTAAATCCGATGCTCGCCTTTCGGACTGAAATACCGCCCATCATCGTAGCTAATATCAGCAATCGTAAGCTTATTCCCATTCTCGTCCTCTTTCCCGTAACACCGGATACAAGTAATCAGATCCTCGATGCTCCCGGACCGGGACAGGGAGATCAGGTTGATATTATCGATGAAACGCTGCTGGGTCTTATCTTCCCCCAGTGTCTTGTAAATGTTGATGACCTGCTTTGTCACCTTTGCGCCTTTCATTTCAATGGCAAATTCGCACTCTGCGTCAAACTGATTACACACATCCCCAATCCGGGTGAGCTGGCTGTCTGTAGTCCCCTCGAATTTGGTCGCCCGTTTGTAGCTTGACACTTCATTGATTCCGATTTCCCAGCCGGAATCGTACAACACTACGCTCAGCGTGTCTTCAATAGATCCTGCTGTATAATCCCACGGAACGGCATACTCATTGATCAGATCCAATCCAATATCCTCACAATGAACGGTCCATTCTTCATCTCCTTCGATGGACATGATTGTATACAGCCGATCCTTGCCATACTTATCCCGGAACGCAATATAATTTCCCTCCGTGATATATACGGAATCCGGATGCCGGGGATCCGTCGTAAAATCATAGGTCCCCACCGCACTGTTATTTGTGATAGAGATCTCCTGTCCCAGACTATCCCCGCTGTCATCAATGGGAAGTGTCTGTGGCAAATCTGTGGACGGGGTACACAGCACATGCATATCCCGTCCGATAATAAACCATTGCATTAAATCCACCTCTCTTGGTATGTAACTTCCACATCCGGTACGGACGCAAAACTGGATGTAATGATTCCCAATGTATGCTGGCCCGGAGGGAGAAGAAGCGGCTGACTGCCAATATCCGCCACATCCGTATCATAAGCATCATTAATATAAACACTTCCAGATGCCCCGTCTATTTCTACAATATCTCCATTGGAAAAATAGTTCGGGATATCCTCATACCGCTCGACATTATGCTTTATCACATGAAGCGCGCGCAACACATTGTTTTCGGTATGAAAGTTATCTTTATAAGCTGCCCCATACCATGTAATTTTTCTCAGCTCCGCCTCCGGGTTATCTACATAAAACGTTTTGCAGATACCGAAATTATTGAACCGGATCGTAACCTGGTTTCCTATTTTTTCCGCTGTAACAGCAGGACCATAATCTCCTCTTGCTGTAACTCCTTTTTTTGCCATTGGGAATGTACTGTCCGTATGCCATACATTTTTATTACCGATAAATACCGCCATGTAATAATACTCGTTTACCGGAGAAGTATCTTCAAAAATAATAGAACAGATAATGTCGTCATGTTCATCGATCATTGTCACGGAAGTATGCCCGACTTGTACACCTTTGAAAACAGCCCCATCCGTATTAAAGTCAAAACGGTACGCAACTTTCCAGTTGACCGGATATTTGTTATTTACATCTTTCGGAACTATTTTGGTAAGGGATGCCCCATGCCAAGAATTACCACTTCCATAGTCCTTTGTCGTCGCATACCCTTCATTGGTACTCTCTTTTACATATTTAACAACACCATTCTGCAACCGCTCAGATGTAACCGGTGGGGTGATCCCCTGGTTTACTAACCACCCTTTATCTTCATACAGGTGGTCATCAAACAGCTTCACCGACTCCTCATAATGCTTTCCGTCTACCTCTTCCGGTTTCCCGATCTGGTAGAACCGGTCTCCCAGGGTAAACGCGATGTAGCCGTTATCTGACTTCATGGTGGCTTTGATGTTGATAGGAACCGACTCTGTCCCATTATTCTCCAGAGTGATCTGATTACTGCCATAATTCTCTGCGGTTTTCTGAGCAACTGAATGGGCTACTCCGTCCGGGATCAAAAATCGAAGAATCCCTGAGCTTTTATATTCTTCTTCCTCTAATGTCTGCTCTCCATCCAAAATAGCATTGTAGTAAATATTAGGTTCGTCGCTGAAAATTAGTTTTTTAGGCTCATCTGTGTAAATCAGAGCAGATAGACCTCTTCTAAAATTCACCAAATATTCCGCGCGTCGATTATAGATTTGATATGAAATCTCAATCTGTTTTGATTTGTACACATTATATTGAAAAATTTCTCCTTTTGCACTTCCAATGGAAACCGTTTCATTTGTAAAGGATGGCGTGATATTACGATTGACTTTGGTGATCATAATCGGTAATTCTTTTTCGTTAAATATAGCTTTTAGAAGCCCCATTTTCTCTCACACCCCCTAACCTATTTTTTCTCGTCTGATACTGCTTCGTAAGTGGTACTGAAATTGGTATCAACTCTCTCGCCAAGGTTTTTTTATCAATCTTCTGTTCCAGATGTATCGTAATATGAAATTCTTTATCACTTAATACTTCCCCAACCGCATCTTTCACATAATCTTTTAACTTCGATATCGGCGTAATCGCTTCTGCTTCCTTTCCCTCTCCGGCAACGCCCATTCTTCCATTCCCCATCGGAAAAGCAGCCGGTTTTGTCAAAATTCCTCCCTCTTTGAACCAGGAAACATCAAGTACAGGTACAGAAAACAGATTTTCGAGATTAATTTCCCCGACTCCATTTTCATACCCATGTCCTTTCCATCCTCTCGCTAAACTACCGTATCTTCTTACAGTGTATCTGATAGCAGCCAACATATTTGAAAGTGGATCGTAAATGTTTTTATCATATCCCGGCATTGCATTTGCACGAAATGTAGGGTCAATGACCTGTATTAATCCTTTGGAGGGTGTCCCTCTTTTAGCGTTGATATCCCAGTTATTAATTGCGTTCGGGTTTCCACCTGATTCTGTTTGCATCTGCATCAACAATCTATTTAGATTCGCCTCAGAGTATTGATTTGTCATCCTTAAAGCCTTTGCCGCCAAACTTCTCCATTGTTCCACCCCCGCTGATGGATTATATTTTACAGACGGACTTTCTGTTTCAAATAATTTTTTTACAAACCCCGTTACAGAATCAAAAACCGTATTCACAACCCCTTTTGCGATAGATAATCCCGGCTCCAAAGCATCCGAAAATTTAACAAATTTGTTCACTACAGTCTTTACCAGATCCCCTGGATGTGTCACATAATCCCACACAGTTCCCGCGATATCTTTCACTGTTGACCAGGCCCCATTAAACCATTCTCCTATTCCATCCGCAAAGTGCGGGAGTTCTTCAAG